TACGGTTCAAACACGACCTGCTCAAAATGGGGAGGACAGTGATTGACCCTACGCAATTGATGCACATTTAGAGGATTTACTTCACCGTGTTTAAGCATGTTCTTTGCTTAGTTCATAGTAGGTAGTGATACCAAATGGTGCTTCGATAGTAGTTGAACCGTGGATAACAAACATAGTATCACAGTAGTCTGGTTCACCCCATGATCCAAATGGATAACCATCTGTGAACATGATAAACTTCTTAGGTTGGATATCATTCTCACGCATCCACTTCCAGTTGGCTTCAAAATCTGTGCCGCCACCACCTAGGGGTTCCCAATCCATAATCTCATCCAAATTTTCTGCTGTGAATACCTTAGCCCCTTCTGGATATACATCTGTGTCAAAACTCCATAAGTGTAGTCTAAAACTAGTATAACTTTCCATAATACCTTTAACTTCACTTAGAATATCTTTAAGCATGACATCACTCATTGAGCCTGATGTATCGATTGCTACACAGATATCGATCTCTTTGTCGAAGTCACTGCCTGGCATGATAGCATCCATGTCCCAACCTTTACGGCTAGCTCTAGCCCAAGTATAATCAGTGCGTAGAGTGCTTTGGATTTGTTGCTGTAACAGTGCTCGCCAATCTAATTGCGGCGCTGTTAGGTCTTTGATCATACGTTTAACACCACTGGGCAAGTTACCAGCGCCTACTGTTTGAGCGGCAGTCATTACGGCTTCTTTGATCTCATCACGGATCTGTTTACGTTCTTCTTCGCTTAGTTTAGGGCGACCTTTACCATCTTTCTTTTCATCACCTTCTTCACCACCATCACCTTCACCGTCACCATCTAAATGTTCGTCTAGAAGTTGATCTACTAGATCGTCAATGTTGATTTTATCTGCATTCTTATACAAGTCATCATAGACTTCTTCAGCTGACCAGCCACGATATTTTGGTTCGTATAATCCAACTGGAATCTTTTCACCAATGCGTTGATCTAGCAAGTCTTGGTTTACACAATAGTCATCAGCGATATTCCATAGTTGGGGATCACGCTCTCCACGACGACCCATATGGTCATAGACACAGTGTAGTACTTCATGCCCCATAAGGAATTCTAACTGTTTAGCTGGCATTTTCTTAAGGAATTCACTGTTGTAATAGAACTTACGTCCGTCGGTTGCGGCAGTTGGACACCAATCATCAGCATTGACTAACTGTAGCCTAGTTGCTAGGTTACCAAAGAAAGGTGCTTTAAGTAGTAGGGCAATACGAGCTGTTACTAGTTTTTCACGCACTAGGGCATCTACATCGGGTTTGGTTTTTATGCCCACATAGTTCTTAGCTTTAGTAGTTGTAGTACCTTTTGAATTTGCTTTTGCCATTTTCTAGTCACTTTTTAACTGTAATATGTATATTATACACTCAAAATACTTATTTGTCAAGTCCAAAATATCTCATAAATACTTGATGCTTAAATTCTGTTCAGCCGCCTGGGATACGGTCCATATAGTGTGGGATGGTAGAGTATCAACCTGCCTTTGTCCTGATTGGCACCGCAAGGGGTTTATCGGTAATCTTAACCAAAATACCCTACTAGAAATATGTAATACTCTTGATGCTCGAGATATGCAAAATAGCGTTTTGGATCAGTCTTTTAAATATTGTCGCAAAGATGAGTGTCATAGGTTGTATTCTTTAGAAGAAGTTATTAATTTTGATATTATAAAAACTTATCCAAAATTACCAACTAATCTTAATTTAAGTATAGATAAGAACTGTAACCTCAAGTGTGCTAGTTGTAGGACTGGCAATATATATTCAAAAGATATTAATCTTCAAGCCAAACAAATTTTGAATCGATTGATAGAAGCATATAAAGACTTTGACCAAACTGTTAGAATATATTGTGATGCCAGTGGGGATATTTTTGCTAGTTCAGCATATCAAGAATTCTTCAGACGAGATGATATCCCAGAATGTTTTGAATTCTGTCTACAGACTAACGGTAATCTAGTGACAAAAAACATGGATATCCTTGTTAAACTTAAAGATCAAATCGACATCATGATAGTCAGTTTTGATGCCGCAACGTCTGATACATACAAGGACATACGGGGTGGCAATTTTGAACTAGTAGTAGAAGGTGTCAGACAAATGGTAGAAGAGGGAATTAAGGTGACTACACAATTCGTAGCACAATATAAAAATCATAAAGAAATTTTAGCTTATGTCAACTTATGTAAATCATTAGGTGTTAATCATATTGGATTACAGAAATTAGATCGTTGGCATCATATGAATAGAACTTGGGAAAATTGGTGGGAAGAAAATAGTCTTGACAATAATCCTAAAATTGATTATGATTATCTTATTTCTACTCTGTCTACAATAAACAAAGATCCGCAGGTTGGATTATGTGGCGGATTAAGTAATTTAATAGCCACATCCACTTCAGATTAAACAGTTTCAGTTATGCTACTGCTTGGACGATGTACTTACCAAAACGTTTATGAAACTCATCAAACGTTTTAAGTTTGTTTGGAACAAATGGTAAGTTATAAACTGTAAGAGCTACACGAGCACCCATAACAGTGAGTTCTGTAGTAAAATTCTCCATCATAAACTTGAAGAAGTTATCTACTTTCTCATGCCATTGCTCTGAGGTAACACTATCTTTCTTAGTAGTGTTAAGGTCTTTAAGTTCATAGCACATAGACACAGTTAAAGAATACATAGCTGAGATTTCTTTGACTTTAAGTTCTTTAACTTTACCGTCAAGGATATCTCTTGGGTTAGGCATTTGGCCAGCTATTTTTCTATGCGCCATGAATTTTACTGCGGTACCTTCGCCAACTGTACCTGCTACCAAATCTGTTTCTGTTGCTGTTGGTAGATTATCTTCTAACAGTTGACTTACGAAAGTCCACGATCGTGGTGTTGCGAAAGCACGTGATGCTGTCTTAGGATCAAAGTCAAACAAGTCCTGTTTAGCGAACGACACGTAACCTACAACGTCTTTATGTATGTTGTTGAGCACTGCCCATTTTTGCCAAGAATCAAAGTCTACTCGCATTTCTAAATGGACGAAACGATTACTAAGTGGGCTAGGCATCTTAAATGTAACACCCTTGTCACCTTCTCTGTTACCAGCCGCAACCATAACAACGTTATCTGGAAGACGATACTTACCAACACGACGGTTAAGGATCAGCTGATAAGCCGCCGCCTGTACGCTAGGAGCCGCAGAGTTCATTTCATCAAAGAATAATACGACGACTGGATACTGACTAGCTAATTCTTCACTAGGTAAGTCAATTGGAGGTGCCCAATCCATTAGGCCATTATCTTTATTATAAAAAGGAATACCACGAATATCTGTTGGATCCATTTGTCCTAGGCGTAGGTCGATCATGTAGCCGCCCATTTCATTGGTGATGCTTTCTACAAGTTCTGACTTACCGATGCCCGGAGGACCCCAAAGGAATACTGGACGTTTTTTATTGAAACACTGTTGTAGTGCTACGCGAGCTTCTTCACTGGTCACGGTGCGATTTTCTGTAACTGCCATTTTAAACCCTCTCTATTAATTAACTGTGTAGAACTATTATACACTCAAACTATCCATTTGTCAAGTTAGATTTTACCCTTGGATTTTAAGTGGAATAGATACCAAACTATAGCACCACCAAAGAATGCCCCTAGGGTAAATGCCCAAGCATAGCATAAAACGTATTCAATCATTTTAATCCTTAGTGTAAATAATCTGTTAGTGGAACATAGGCAATCTTGCCAGCCTCCATGCGGGCTTTCATAATGTCAGCCATGGCAAAGATACCTTCTACTACCTGGGTGGCTTCAGCACGATCTACGTCGTTGGCATCCTCGCCCCAGATAGCATCAATGATTTCTTGTTCTTGTGGTGTCATAGGTATAAAGGTCCTGTCCATTGGATAGTGTATCCACCGTCTAGGATGTTACCACGGGCCTGATTCATTGCTGGGGCATTCCAACCTGCGGCTTTTAAGATGTCACCTTTGCGGAACTTACCACCATCTTCTTTGACGATGAAGCCCCATACGCTAGTACCTTGGATGACCTTGATATATTTCTTACCTTCGGTAACACGGATGCGAGCATTGAACTCATCAATCATCTCTTGACGAGGTGATGTCAAGTTCTTGCTCCAACGACCGTAGTCAGCTTTGATGGCATCTAACAGTTGATCTAGTTGTTCTAACATTATACAGTCTCCTTCATTGCACCACGACGTGATGGATCCATGACATCAAACATGATAGCCTTGGCACAGTTGATATATTGACGTGCTTGGTTAGCAACGTCTGGGCTTACCCAACCATCAGCATTAAACTCTGGGTCTAACACCTGTTGCGCATCACTTAACATACCTGCGGCAAACATAAGTTCTTGACCTGGAAAAGCCTGCGTTTTTACCATACGGTTTAACTCTGCTTTTGTCATACCGTAGGCTTGAATTTCCCACTGTAAATCTGTTGTTTTCGTTGTCATATTTTGCTCCGTTTTCTTATTGTATGTAAACATTATACAGTCATTTTACCAAAAAGTCAACCAAAATCAGTGAAAAATAGTCCAAAAAAAATGCACTTTTAGAGTGCATTTTAGGGCTTTTTAATCCAATCTTTATCCCACATGTCTGCATGGGGATCTGGAGTTTTATCCAGCTCTGCAAACTTCTTTTCTATACGCAAGCGGATAGCACGATTTCGTTCCCATTCTCGAGTCACTATCGCCGCTTGAACTTTATTGAGATAATTAGCGGGTTCTGGTGCTTCTGCCTGTGCTATTGTAAACCATTCAAACATAAAACTAGTATAGCATCAACTGGCTAGATTGTCAAGATATTGTTGTAGATTTGATCCATGTAGGGCTAACATGATTGAATCCTGCTCGCTGAACACATAGATGGATTTTGGACCAGATATGTAGTATGGGCTAGTAAAGTGTTTTTCTAATTGGATATAACTGCGATTAACTAATTCTGTAGGTAGTTTAAAGTGCCAATTTTTGATTTCTTTGTTTTTATTCAGCATGTTAAATGCTGGACGGGTTAACCTTAGACTATCTGGGTTTACTGGATTATGCCACCATGAAGCTGGATTATCGTAGCGTTGATAACGTAAGCCAAGTTTGGGATCTGATGTGAATGGGTTTAGGGTATATTCTTGGAAACGAGCCTGCCATACATTTTGCAATGATTCAGCAGTGCGCTTAGCCATGATTAAGGATAGATCTTGTCGCCGGCTTTGAGTAGGACCACACTAAATTTATCACTTTTAAATAGAGTGTTAAGTTTTTTAGCAAGATTAATGGCGTGACCAGGATTGCTAAATGACACTTTTTTATATTTAGGTCCAGGATAAGCTACTAGAATATTCTGCATTTTAAGATTAATAGGTTGGTTGTCAAAAAACACCGCCCAGATACCTTCACTGCTTAAGATCTGATCACTTTTGTAACTTGTTTTATTAACATGCTCCAATAGCACGTTAGGTTTTGGTCTCGACATTTATATGTTCTCCACATATATTTATGCCAATAAAGTGAGTATATTACTAAAACTAAAGTATTAGAATTTGCCACCTTGCATTTCTACCTGTATTACAGCTTCAGTAGTGGATTGTTTTTTAATCTCAGTGAGATCATTAATCTTAGTTAGTAAGTCAAATATATCTGCTTGAAGCTGCCGTGCTTCTGCGGCAGTTAAACTTAGTTCTCGACTGTTGGTCTGATTCATGACCTTAACACGGTCATTAAACTTCTTGAGATGCAGGCTTAATTGTTGTTCCAAATAGTGCTCCATTTGCAATACGTAATCGTTCTTGCATTTCTTCTACTGTGTCGTACGGACCAGCATAAGGATAGCGATTAAGAGTGATTAATTTAGGGCAGTAACTTTTTACCCACCCATTGTTGAATTTAACGATATAGTAGCCAGCACAGAAGAAACTCTTTGACTTGCTACCTTTAGTAAAGATAGGTAATTTGTGTTTGACATCCCATAGAATATTGTTAGCTTTATACTCACATGGGTAACCATAAACATCATGTGCTTCTGTAACTATTTTCTTAGGGGGCCCTTTGTCTACGATAATGTTATATCGATCACTGAGTAATTTTAAACTAGCAAATTGTTCTCTATGTTGCTGTTCATCGACATAAGTTACACCATTACCATTGGATAAGATAGTACCAACCCGATGGCCATTGTCTTCAACGATCCAACATTTATTTTTAACCACTGCTTTAGCTAAGAGTGACATAACTGATAATTCCTACGTAAGTTAAATAGTGCAGAGCTTGATCCGCGCCAAGCCAAACCCAGAACTGACGATCTGCTGGAGTAAGTCCCTTGTTTAGTTGCTGTTTAACAAAGTCTATGTGATAATGTATAGCAAAGTCCAGGAACGCTAGTTCAATGGCTAACTCTGCATTGGTCACAAAGCAGACTAGAATCAAGAAAGTAAAACTAGCATGTACTATGGCGTGATGTACTCCACCAGTTGCACCATAGATACCTTTGTCTCTAAGCATATATTCATACTGCATTAAGAAGTCTGCTAAAAAATGTTTAACGCCAAATAATGCTAATAAGATAAAAACTGTTGCTGTCATTATTTACTCTCGTATCGATCTAAAATATTAATTATAACGTTTTCTTTTTCACCCTGCTCTAACCAACCAGCTAATATACTACTCATATATCCACTTAGGCCATATGCACCTTTATGGCATACATAAGTGCTACCACTGTAGCCATCAAACTCCCAACGGTCATCCAATTCTCGTTCGGCCTTGTTACCACTGTTGAGCTTCCAACTATCACCATCTAAGTATCCACCATACCAACCTGCAAATACTTTTTGAATCGTTTCATTCGGTGTCACAAATTCTAATACTACCCAGCGTTCTGGAGTATAGCCTGACATATCAGTTCCTATCGATAAAATACACTACGGCTCTTAGGAGTTTCCCACCAATCAATGTGGTCAACGGTTACGTTTAACTTACTCATTTTTGCTTCTACTAGATCTGCCATCCAACTACTTAGGTTTTCACTAGTCGGAACAAAGTCTACTACAAAGAACCCTTCAAAGTATTCATACTCTGGTGTGTTGGCTTCTAACCCACCCAAGTCAATTTTATAACCTGCTACTACATCTGTTTCTGGAATAGTCACTGGATACAATACACTACCGCCAAGTAATTGATCATATAATGGGTCATTGCGATCTACAATAAACTGATGATCGATATGTTCATTGATCCATTTCTTCAACCACTCTAAGTGACGGAAGTCTGTTACCATACCAGTTGGATCTAATTTACCCTCTGGACTCTTTAGATAAACCTGCATCTTACCTTCATGTCCATGTAGGTGACGGCAAGCGCACTTCAAGTCTGCCGCATATTCACCATTTAGTTTCTGTGTCCAAACTCTGTGTCCATAACAGAATTCAAATGTTTTATCAATTATATGTGCCATTTATTTCTTTTCCTCAACGTAATGTTTATTCCAGTCGTACTGTGTTTCCTGATATGTTTTATTTTGATAATGGCTAGGTCCATCATAGTATTCTAATCCAAAATGGCGCCTGATGTTCTTTTGATCACCTTGGCTACCACAGATGTCAGCACAGCGTTCACCAACTAGACGATAGAAATGTTCAAGATTATCTGTTACGGGTAATCCTGCCTGTTCTGCTAATCGATCTAATTCTTTAGTCATACTATATTATATTTAGATTTTTGATAGAAGTCAAACATTTTTTGCACTGTCTAATATACTTTCTAACTGTGCCTGACGATCCAGCAGTTTGAAAAACAATGCTAGGGTATTAGCCGCATCAACATCTGCCCTGTGCGCCTTACCTTTGAAATGTAATTTGAAATAGCCCATAGCTGAACTTAGTCCGCCACTAGGCTGTTTACCTCTGGTCAGCATCAAGTATGTGTACCAGGTCTTAACGTCTATCCAACGACGGCCAAAATGCGGAAAATCAGCATGATTTTTGCAGAATTCTGCCAATAATTCCACACTATCACCACCACCCCAGGTCACTGGGTTGACAAAGACCTTATGTTCCTTTATTAGCTCACCTAGTTCACGGGCAACATGCTCATGACTATAACTTTCAGCACGTATATCAGCATCAGTTATACCTGTTAGGTCATTGATAAACTCACTGATAGGCTCTTGCGGATCTATATACCATTTACGGACAACATAATCTTCAAAACGTGTGTTCTTATCACCTATGGCTACACCAACCTGTATGATCTTACCACTGGGTTGATTTAATTCTAAATCTAATGCTAGAAACTTCCCATCTGCTATCATGCATGTTCTTTCTGTGGATAACTAGCCATCAACCATTCACTGATCGCGCTGGCATTGTCACTGAGTTTAATTAGATCATACTTGCCACAGAACTTTAAGAACTGTGCACCTACCATGGGCATGTTCTTAGGTACTTGTGCGGCCGCTATAGTTTCTGCCATTTTAACTTTAATATCATCTGGTTGTGCTGTTAGATCAACTAAGACACGATTACGTTCATAGTCATCTAACACACGATGCTCAACACCATTATGATCTACCCAACGCTGTAGCATCATGTTGTTCCAATTATAGCCTTTCTTATCTTTGTCACTGTAGGCTTCTTCTAAGCCTACCTTGTTCTTACTACCTTTGGTGCGCACGCCTGGAAATGCGGAGAATACGTTGTCTGTAGGATCACCACGCATACACTTTTCAAAAAGTATAAACTGTGGGTTAGGAATCTTCTTAGGTTCTTTAGTCTTTTTATCAATGACTGGTTTGCCTTTCTTATCAAAGATACCCTTTAAGGTATGGAGCTCATCGCTAATACCATTGTATTGATTAACGTTGTCTGCTAAGAGTTGATAGAAGTCTGTATCACTAGATATGATAGTATGATGATCATTGGGATGACTTTGTATCCAGCCTGCAATCAAATCGTCAGCTTCTAATTCACCATGTTGAAGAACACTACAATTAGTCTTTTCTGCGACGAATGTTTTTAAGTTATCAAAGGTTTCCCAAAATAACTTGTCTTCTTCTGCTTCGCTTTCAGTAAGTGCCGTACGTGCTACGCTACGGTTTTTCTTGTAGGGTTCATAGAAGTCTTTGCGCCAGCTACGTCCCTCTAAGCAGAATATAACATGATCAGCCTTTTGATCACGCCATGATTTATTGATTGATGCTAGGGTTACGTGGATAGCGAAACCCAGCTTGTCCCAAGTATCACTTTGGCGATGTGCTGAATGTCTTGCTCTAAAAAATGTGTTTGCAGTGTCAACAAGTAGGTATCTCATTTAACCATTATACTTTCTATTTTGATTTTTGTCAACTAACTTCTGTTCTACCATTGCCTAAGTCTTTACGATTGGTTGCACGATTGCTGGGATCTGCTTGTTCTTGTTCATAGTTTTCCATGACTACATTTTGGCAAACACTGCGGAACCAATTGTCTACTAGGTCTTGATCTGTTTTACCTTGATATCCAGCACGTATCAAATTGGCTACAAATTTATCATTCCAATCTAATTCAAAACTGCCTGCACCTGGATTATCTTTATCAATCTCCATGCCAATGACCTCTACCCAAGGCTCGCCTGCGTCTGTGGCAATCTCTTTTGGAGTTTTTTTAGTTTTTTGCTCTTTGATAACTGCTGGTTTGGGTTGAGTACCAAACAAGCTATTGATTAATTTCTTTATCATATTAGTCCTTGAATAAATCTAACTTTTCCCATGGTAAATCCGCTTTACCAAAGTGTCCGTAGTTAGTAGTACTACTGTAAATAGGACGGAACAGCTCAAATCTATTTATGATGCCCTGTGGAGTCAGATCAACATTTTCACGTATCCACTGAGTAATCGTATTATCAAACTCAATACCCAGGTCAGTCTTAACAAACAAGCTGGTTGGTTCTTTAACACCGATAGCATAACTGATCTGCACAGTTGCTTTGTGTGCACCTCGAGTTGCTACAATATTTTTAGCCAAGTATCTAGCCATGTAAGCTGCACTACGATCTACCTTAGTAGGATCCTTGCCTGAGAAAGCTCCGCCGCCGTGTGGACTGTAACCACCATAAGTATCAACGATAATCTTACGTCCAGTTAAGCCAGTATCACCATCTGGACCACCAATTACAAATCTGCCAGTTGGGTTGATCAAGTATTCTGTGTTAGCATCAATCAGATTGACTGGTAGAACTGTGTCGATGATAGTCTTAACTTGTTCACGTACATCTTCAATAGCTATTTCAGCTGAGTGTTGTGTTGAGCATACTACCTTAGCAATACGTTTTACACT